TTCTTCTCCTTCAAAGCCCGTTCCACAGCTTCCATAAACACCAGCCAGTCAGCAGACATGGCCCCACACTCAAGCGCAATAGCCTCGCGCTCCCACTCGGTCAGCCCCACCCATTGCCGGTTTGAGGAATGCTCTTGAGGAATCTGAGGAATGCCTTGAGTAATGGGCTGTATCTGGTCAAACATCTCTTTGCCCCTGCTGTAGAAGTCGTGGTTTTTCCCTGTGATGTAGCTTTTTTTCATATCAATACCCCCATCGAATGCGAAAACACACAAGGTACAGGTGCAGCACGAACTCGTCACCACTGCTAAAAAACCCAATGGCAAAGCAGGGCCACTTGCGCGGCAAAAACTCAGTCTTCAGGTGTAGGCTCTTTTTCATATGAGTAAGCTCCAAACCCAAAGCCCCGTAAAGAACAATCCCAAGCAGATCACTGCCAGCACCACCAGCACAGCGCCCACCATCACGCTGCCGATCACCTGCCATGTTTCCGGCACTGGCTCGATGTCATCAGGTACTGCCGGATACGGCTTGACCTTGCGGGTTTCCAACTCTGCCGTGGTGAAGTGGCAGTCCATGCCGCAAGTCGGCTGGCGTGGGCATTCCCGATAACCCGTGTCGCACATCCTGATCATGCTTGCCTCGCTTTCAGCATGGCATCTGCCAGTGCGTATGCTTGCGCGGCCACCTCATCCGTTGTGCTGCCTGAAGACAGATTTTTAAACACAACACCAGAGGCAATAAAAGATGCCGCAAAGTAGTCGCGCAGGCTCATGCCGCCCACCGCCATCATTTGCCCGTAGCCTGCATGGTGTTCAAAGGCCGGAAACGCTGGCTCATCTTTAATTTTTCCTATGATCATGTTGCCGCCTCCTCAGTCTTGCCAAGATACGCCTTCAAGCGCTTGACCCTGTTCTTGTTGTAGGTCACCAGTGCTGTCGCGTACTCAACACCACTCTCAGCTTGTAGCAATTCATGCTCCGCATGCAGCAATTCATGCGCCACGGCCTGCGCCGGCGTCACAGTTTTCAGCATCAATCTCAACTCAGTCCATAAATATCTAATCATTGTTTCTCCCTTTTAATAATTCGACCAATTGTCATATCACTAACTTCAAATCTCTTGGCTATCTCTTTTTTAGTTATTCCTTGGCTGAATAACTTTAATACTCTGCTAATAGATATATTAATTCTCGGTCTTCCAGCGTTCTTTCTTTTGCCGCCATGCGTCATTTATATCTATCCTCTTTAATCGCAATCTCAATTACTTCCTTCATATCATCGCTGATTAATTCGAATATATCCGCGCCATTTACCCAGACCTCAACCAAAATAACCTGTTCAGGGATAGCCGGCTCAATAACTATGCCGGCCTCTTTAACTTCAGGCTCTGCCGGCTCCCACTCGTACCAGCACTCCAGTGGCTGGCGGCACAACCCTGTCACATGTTCATGCATCAACTTCATGCTGTCTCTCCTTGTAATGCCCTGCGGATTGCTTCGTGAGAAACAATGACCCCATGGCTGGTTTTTAAGATATTTGATATTGCCCTAAACGAAATCCCTGTCGCCCTCATCTCCTTGGCGTACTTCAGCGCTGCCTGCTCCTCTGGCTTGGCCACCAGCGTGGCAGCTTGACCAGTGCCTTGGATGGCATACCCGAACTTAGCCGACCCACCTAGATGGCCACCCGCCTTGCGCTTGGCGGCTTGGCCCTGCTTCTGGCGCTCCTTGAGCACCCTGCGCTCATGGCCGGCAAAGCTGCAAAGGATCTCCAGCATCAACTGGGCGTAGATGTTGCTGGAGTCAGTCACATCGCCGTGCCCGGTGATGATGAGCTTTATTTTTAACTCCTTGCATTTTTTTATAGACTGCAAGGCATCCAGCAGATCGCGGCTGAACCGATCCAGCTTGGCCACAATCACAGTCTCGCCTTCTGCCAGGGTGACTCCGTTGGCCTCGAGCCTTGCAAAGAAGGGGTCAGCGCCACTCACGCCGCCATCCTCAATGAACTGGTCGATGACTAAGTTGTGCGTTAGGGCATTGCCCTCGATCTGCCTCTTCTGCTCCTGCATAGAGGTGTTGTCCACCTGCTCCGTAGTGCTCACCCTCACATATCCAAACACCGTCATAGTTGCGCTCCTTGTTAATTTTTAACTTGTAGCGCAATTATGATAGGGGTTGGCAGGTTGTCAAGGGGTTTTTAAAAAAAATTTTTTTAGGGATGCAGGGTGGTAGGTGTTGAGTGCCGCATCAGCCGCCCCCGCCAAGGCGCGGGACGGGGGGGGTCGGCGCGGCGGCGGCCAGCCGGCGGCCACCAGCCTCAGATTCCGAGGGTTAACCCTCGTCAATCGTGCCTTTGTCAACCCCGTTTACGGGCGTGACAGATCTGTGCCTCAGTGCGTCCAGCGCCATGCTGCCAAGGTCGATGTTCACCAGAGGCGCGGCTTTGTCAGAGTATTCGTCACTGAGCTTGCCAGCCAGCCAGCGCCTGGTGTCCACCCTCAGCTTGGCCACCTGCGCCTCTTGCGGTGTCGCAGCGTCCGCAATGTCGAGGGTTTGCTCTGCTAAACTCTGCGCACCTCGCGTGCGTGCGCGTGCGTAGGCCGCGCTGCGCGTCTCGCCGCCTCTGTCAATCCATCTGTCGAATGTCGTAACCGCGACACCCAATACCTTGCACAGTGCGGAAGTCGTGCCGCCGTTTGCAATGTATTCGAGGACGGCATCCTCACCCCCGAACTTGTGAACGGCTTTGTTGGCTACGCTGAGTTCAGCCTTTTTGCTTTGTGCTGCCGCAATGTTGGCAGCGCTTTGGTCTGCAATCTCGGCCAATGTGTCACGACTCATCCAAGTACTCCTCGATAAATTTGAAACCCTCATCGGCTGATCTGGCGATAACGCACAGGTAGCCTTCACTGTTCAATTGCTTTGCAATGCAACCCTGCTCCTTGCTGACAACCCCGACATTCGTCTTCATCTCCACAAACAACCCGCCAAAGCCCTTGGATCGCCGCAGGACGCAAAGATCCGGCATTCCAGCCAGTACCCCCTCACCATGCAGCCTAACGCGCTCTGACGCCGTTCTGTCGCCCCCATTCGGTATTGCCGCAATCAGCACATCCGGATAAAACGCCCTGACCCGTTGCACCAGCCGCACCTGTTCTTTGTGCTCAATGCTTTTCCTCTTGCGCTTTATGTCAATTCCCACCATGCAGGTGATTCTACGGACTCGGCAGGCTTTGCGGCATCCTGATCAACAAACAGGTGGCAGCGGTGCGGCACATCCAGAATGCAGTGCAAATCCGTTTTTGTACAAAAGTCCTGATTGAACAAAACCCTGACCCATCCGTTCTTGGCCTCAGCTTCGTGAAACATCCACTGCGCTGGCTTTTCGTTGAGCCTCCTGAACTTCTCAAAGTCCTCTGCCGTGAAGTTCCAGCGCTGTATCCTCGACTCCCGATTCGCGCACTTTTTGCACCAAACGCGGTCATCATCTGCCCATCCATCTGCCTGTGGATAACTTTTCACTGTCAAGCTCCTTAGTCGAGGATACCAAGTCGAAGATACCCCCCATGGGAAAAATCCTCGGTATCCTCGACTTGTCAAGCTCCTCAAAAATCGCTGATTAGGCTGTGGATAACCTGTGGATAACTCCACAGGGTTATCCAACAGCTCCATCTTTGTCGGGGTGACGGTATCTTCGAGGTATCTCCGAGGTATCCTCGACTCCTCGACTTGTCCAATGGCACTGATTTCACCCCTCATGGTGACCACCTTGGGACAAAATGTTCCACGAATTATTGATTGGATTTGGCGCAAATCTTCTGAAGATGGAGATCCCAATGGCCCGTTTTACATCGCCTTTTGATGAGCCTGGGACTGCCGCATAGATCTCTGCCCAATCCAATTTGTAGGCGTTTGGGTAGTCTCGGCAGTCCTTCGGGGCGTTGGAGCCACGCCGGATAACCACCCCTTCGGGATGCTCATTGATGATGGACTGGACGAAAGCTGCCGCCGTGTCGCACTTGTCCATGACGCGCAGTGACTTGTTGTCTTCGATCCTTTGTGCCGCCTCTTGCTTTCTGGAGGATTCGGATGTCGGATATGGAATGACCGTGATGCACTGGACATCCTGCATGTTGCCGTGCCTTGTGATCACCACCTCATTGTGGATGTGGGTCTGAAAGCTGATCTCTCTGTGGATCGGCTCGTATCGGGTCTTGATGAGCCGCATGAACCTGTTCTTTTCCTCGTCCATGAACAGGATGGCGGTCAGGGTGGCATCACCTGTGAAGGCACTGGCTCCACGGGCCAGAGCGCTGTCATCGTTGGTCTGTGCGGTCTTGGCGGTGTGGGTGATTATTTTTATTGGGGTGGAGAGTTGAGTGTAAATAGTCTGCTTGATGGCGGCCATGTAACTGCCGACCTCAGAGTTATCATTCTCATTATCTATCTCTAATGTGGCATTAGAAGTGTCAATAATTAAAAATGGCCTTTCAGTAGTTGTGTGGCGTATGACATTCTCTGCTAATAATAATATCTCCGGCACTTTAGATCGTTTTGATTCAATAACGATAAACCAATTGGCGACTTCAATTGGGTCGAGATTCCAATACTTAATGTAGGCATAAAGAGATTGCCGGACTTGATTGGCATCCTCGGTGACATAAAGAATCTTTCTACGGGATTCTGTTTTGAGTGGGGAGTCTGATAAGGTGAATCCAGCGGCAATCAGGCAGACGGAAATTATTGCTGTGGTCTTGCCCACACCAGGCTGGCCGGCTGTCACTGAGAAACTGTGGGCGAGAAAGCCATCGATTAAGTACTCGACAGGGTAGAGCTTCGTCAGGTCGAGGGTGAGTTCTTTCCAGTACGGGGCTGGCTGGTCTGTAGGCGGCTGGTCACTGGCGACTTGAGCCTGCTGAGCTTGGATGTAGGTGGAGAAATCCTCGACTGCCGACTTTCGCTCTTCGGCGCGGCTCGGCGCTGAGTACCCGCAAAGTTTTGCGTGGTGGAACAGCGTGCCGATGGATACGCCCTTGCCTTGGTGGAACGACTTCCAGTGCGTGTCGATGTCCTGCTCTGACTTGTACTTGCTGCCTTGGCTGCTCCAGTTGGCCCAGAGTTGATGGCCTTGAGCGCCAAAGGCCGTGTGCAGCGCTTGGCCAATCTCAATCCATGTCGTGTAATCAATGTCTGGGTTGATGTAAGTCAGCGCATCTGTGGCCTTGCTGTAGTCATCGGTGGAGCTTGACAGGGTTGGCTGCCAAACTGGCACATCCGGCTTTGGCCGTGGCACTTCAGCCGGCTGGTTGGAGTTGTCTTGCTCAATAACGCCCCACATCGTGAGCAGAGACAGCAGATTGTCATGGGTCTCGTTGGAGAGCTTGCCGTTGAGCTTCTGGCCGGACAAGAGCACTGACTTGCCTGGGCTTGTTGGCAGCCCGAACACCTCGATCTCTTGGCCGCCGCCGAGTTTGTACTTGGGCTTGATCTTGTCCAGATCCTCATCAGCCACGAACAGGAAGACATGCCGGCCCCTGCCGGAGACGCTTACCTCCGTGAGTTGATCCTGCTGCTTGACCCACTCGGCCATGCGCTTGATGGCGATATTGGTCGCACCTGTGGAGTGCTTCATGTCCACATCAAGGCAGACAAGGTACGCGCCACTGGACATGGACGGGGTCTGCATCACGATGCCCAGATAGTCGCCGGCTGGCGCGGCATCCATCGTGAGAACTTCGGATGCAGAGTAAAGCTGGTCGGGTGGAGTGTCACGCGCTACACCTTGGCCGGTCTTCTTGTAGGGGATCTTCTTGCCATCGGCTGTGGTGGCAAAGGTGCAGAACACTGCTGATGGATGCTGCTCAATCAGCTTGACAGCAATGGCCTGAGAGTTTGAAAACTCAGCGGCCATTTTGGGTAAAATACTCATGTTGTTGATCTCGCGGTTGACGACAAGTTGTTCTCCTTCTAGCTGGAGCTAGTTACCCCTGATAGTTCACGCTGTCAGGGGTTTTTCTTTGCGGGACAGCAATTCTAGTCTTTGGACTTTTCTTTCACCAAACTGGCAGCAGCGTGCTTCTTGCCAATCAGGTCTTCGCTGATCTGGATGTCCAGCTTGGCAATGGCCGATGGCGACTTGAGATCGAATGCTTGCGGATAGGACTTCAAAGCCTCGTAGGCCAAGGCGTAAGACTTCCAGAACTTGGTCTTGCGACCTGGTCGCAGTGTCCAGCCTTGGATGGGTGATCCGCTGGTGATCTGACGGTTGGCTGACTCCAGCACCGCCTCCGACCACATGGCTGCAAGCTGGGCCAATTCAATCTCCTCGCCAGTGACATGCGGCACTGCAATGGTGTCATCCTTATCGGCCTGCTTGACAAGGTCGGCAAACTCTTTGCGTGCGTTGTCCTGCACCTTCTGCCGCATGGACGGGCAGATGGGCTTGGCCTTGCAGTACTTGCAATTGCTGGTCGATGGGTTGGTTGGTGCGTCATCGGTCAGCGCGAGGTTGGCAGCGGCCAGTAGGTCGTGGCCGTGCGAGATCAGGTCAGTGCCTGAGACTGTCCACTGGCTGTGACCGGCGCGGGGCTGGAATATGTGCATGGTGCATTGGATGGATGCAGGCGCATTCAACATGCGCATAGCTCCAAGAGCGTAGGTCAGCAATTGCTTGTTGTTTTCGGCATCGACTAAGACCCTCCCAGTTTTTAAATCGCAAATATGTAAATGATCACCATCCACCAGTACGGCATCAGCCGTGCCGCCCAGAGCATGGTGCAGGGTCTTGAGGCCAGCGTCCACATTTACCTCGATCATGCGCTTGCGGGGATTGATGACAAGCGTGTTGATAAAGGTGGCGTATTCGTTAGCCATGTCCAGATGGTCATCAGGATAGTCTTTGGGATTGACTGCCTCGCCTCGTAGAATTTTTTCTGAGAGTTCATGGATCGCCGTGCCGATGGCAGCGGCCTCACCGGCTGGCTCATAGGGCATCTTCTCTTCCAGCCGGTATGAGCCTGGGCAACTCATCACCCTGTCCATGCGGGATGCTGAGAGTCGGGCGTGCTTGCGGTCAGTGTGCTGCATGTTGTTCCTTGGTTAGCTTGCTGATGAGTGCCTTGACCTTCTCGGCCTGCGGCTTGGTGAGGTAGTACTCGACTCGCACAAGGCCAGCATCCTTTCGGCGCTGGCGCAGTGCGGCCACTCGTTGTGTGGGGGTGAGGGTCATGCGTAGGTGTCAATCTTCATGTTGGCGCGATCAATTGCATCCGTCCAATTGGGAATCCAGCGAAATGAATAGGTTTCGACTTCATGTGCTGATGGGCTGCTGTCGTAGCCACGGGCAAAGGTAAAACGCTTGCGCTGGTTGTCACGGGTAATCTTGACCCACTGACTAGCTCTGCGAATTGTTTTCTCTGTGTAGCGTGTTGTCATGTCGTTTGCTCCGTTGTGTTGTTGACAGCGCTATCTTAACACTGTTTCCGGTAACGCAACAACTAAATCGTAGGTGTTTACCCTTAGATGATCTGATTCACGATGTTTTGCTTCTTGAGCACCTTGGCCAGCACATTGTGGTCGAGTGATGCCCTAATGGTCAGCAGGTAGATCACCGGCTTGACCCCTGACTTGTTGATGTTCTCCACCCTGCTGGATGCCTGCTCCAGCGCAGAGGTTGACCAGGTGCACTCAACAAAGACAATCGTGTCAGCGGCACTCAGGTCAACACCTTCACTCATGGCAGCGATATTGCCCACGATCACCTTAATCTGGCCGGATTGAAATGCGGCAATGTTCTCTGTGCGCTTGGCACTTGGCGTGTCGCCCACCACCACCACCGGCTTGTGGTCTTTGAGTTCTTCCACCAGCCCATGCACGACATCCTTGTGATGCGCGAACACCACGATTGGCTCACCGGATTGCAGCAAGTCGCTGATGAATTCGGATGCCGCCTTGATCTTGCGCATGCCTGCCTCTTTCATAACTTCGGCCAAGCCCTCAAAGGCCATCAGGGCGTTTGGATTGGCCACCAAGGCATCGGCATCAAACTGCTGCTCACGCTTGTCTATGGGCAGATCAAAGGTCACCAGACTGACCTGTGGCTGCTTGTAGTCCATGAAGATGTCCTCCTTCTTCCTGCGCAGGACATGAGGCCGCATCAGGGCCTTGAGTTCGGGAATGTTGGACGCACCAGAGACATCCATGCCCCAAGGTGCAGACCACATCTTGGCGTACCGCGCCGCAAAGTCAAACCAGCCGCCTCGATAGATGCCCAGCCCATGAAGGATTGGCCAGAGTTCGATGGGCCGATTGGGGATGGGTGTGCCACTGAGCGCATAGACCCTGTCGATCTTTTTCATCATCAGCATGGCCGCCTTGGGGCGGATAGCCTTGTTGTTTTTGAGCCTGTGGCACTCGTCAAACACCACAGTTTTAATTCCTGTAAAAGCCGTGACACTGCTCAGGATGTCGTAGTTAACGATGGTCACGCCGGAGCAAATAATCTCTGCCGCCTGCTTCTTTCCATTGATGACCCGCACTGGCACTGACGGGTCGAGCTTGTTGAATGCCGCCTCCCAGACAGTCTTGGCAATGGCTGGGCAGACAATGATGGCCGGCAGGTGTTGCAGTGCCGCCGCAGCCGCCGGCAGGGTCTTGCCCACGCGGGGCTGGTCGGCAAGGATGCAGCGCCTGTTGGCCAGCAGGAATTGCTTGGCCTCTTCTTGGTGTGGAAATAAAGTCATGTCCTGAGTCTCGCACAAAAAACTTTTTAGAACAACAAATAATTGATATACAATGCAACTGCCGCATGTCGCGGCTTAAACGCTAAACAGGAAAAACGCTATGACTACACGGGTTGTTACCGGCAAATGCCGCTTTGTTTATTGCTCAGTGATGAGCGCACGCAAGAATGAGATGAACGGCAAGGATGAGTTCAGCACGCAAGTGCTTGTCCCCAAGGCCGACACCGAGACAGTGGGGGCGCTGAAGGCTGCCGCCAAAGAGGCTCTGATGGCCAAGTTTGGAGACAAGATCCCCAAGAATGTGCGCAACCCCTTGCGTGATGGAGACACTGAAACCAAGGCCGATGGTGCGCCACTGGGCAAAGAGTACGCCGGCCACTTCTTCTTCAACACCAAGAGCACGAATAAGCCTGGGGCTGTTGACGCCAATGGCCAAGACCTGCTTGGCAGCAATGACATCGTCAGTGGTGACTATGGTCGGGTGTCTTTGAATGCCTATGCCTACAGCCAAGCCGGCAACAATGGCGTGTCGTTTGGCCTGAACAACATCATGCTGGTGGCCAAGGGTGAGCCTCTGGGCGGTGCGCGGCCAAGTGCTGCATCAGACTTTGGCATCAGCAAGTCAGCCGCGCCTGCTGCTCCTGAGTCTGACGATAACTGGTAAAAAATCGGGGGGAAAGCGGATGCTGTGGCGTGCAGTGAAATGAAACACAGACGCAGCGAGTACCCCCACCTTTTGAGGATCACATGAAATACATTGCAGCCCACATTCCTGATGAGACTATGACCAAGCTGTCAGCAGTGGCCAGCGGCCTCAAGATGTCGCGGTCTGCTTTGATTCGGCTGGCGCTGGAGTCTTATCTTGACCGGCCACATCGCCTTGTGAAAGCCGATCAAGCGCAGCAGCCAGCGCCTTCACAGATGACCACAGAGGGCTGACAGAGCCAGACATCCATCTGGACACCTGTGGCTGCTGGATGCCAGCCTCGCGGCATACGGCATTCATCCTGATCCCGCTGGCCTTGGCCCTGTCTCTGATGTCTTGAACTGATTCCATAGGTGTATTTTAATCGAATAATTAAAATTATTGACTACTATGCAAGTTTCTTTATTTGGCGTAAACTTCGTCACACATTAACTCAAGGGGACAACATGAACAAATTAAGCAATCGCGCCGATGCAGCGCTGGACTACCTGCTGTGCTTGGTGATCGGCTGCGGCTTGGCTGCGGCACTGGTGGCGTGGTGGTCAGCATGAATAAGACACCACCACCATCACTGAACAAAACGCTCGGGGCGTATGTCCCTCTTGAACTCAAACCCTTCACCGGCAGACCTGGTGCTATGGACGCATTCAAGCTGCCGTCCTTGATCGCCAATGTGCAGGTCTTCAGGAAAGATGCAGAAAAGCTATGAGTGAGCCAGTTTTAGAGCCAGCGCTTGAGGCGGCCATCGAACTGATGGATGATCTGCTGTCGCCAGAGGTCTACGGCCATGCAATCCCCAAGGATGCCCACACTCGAGCCTTTGTGGTGCGTGCCATGCTGCGCCGTGAGGACACCCGCCGGATGCAAGATGCGCGGATTAAAGCCGGTCTATAGAGCCGCCCTCGTCCGGCTGCTGAGCATTGGCCCGTTGAGCGTGGCCGAGATAGCCTTGCGCCTGCCATGCTGCCTGACCACTGCCTACGACAATGTGCGCGCATTACGCAAGGCTGGCGTGGTGCGGGTGCATGGGTATGAGAAGTCCGGCAACATGACCACAGCACTGATGACTCTGGGCAGTGAGCCGGATGCGAGAAGGCCGCAGTCCTTCACGGCAGCGGAGCGCATGCGCAAAAAGCGCCACAACATGAGCGCGGATGACAAAGACTTTTTAAATGCACGCCGCCGTCAGAGGAATCGAAAGATCAAGATCGACCCGCTGACGGCTGCGTTTTTTGGGGGGATGAGATGACTGTTGAATATTTTTCTAAATTAACGAATGCGCAGCTTGATGTTTACTATTCAAAACATTCAGCAGCAATACCATTGCCATTCTCGGGTATCAAAAACAAAAATTACAAAGTTATTGATAATTGTCTTCATAGCTACCAAGCAGCCCAACAGGAACAACCGCGGGTAACCCCTTCGGGCCAAACTCCTGAAGATATTTCAAAAAGCCTTGATACCCCTGGCGGCCAATGATGTCTCTCATTTTCATTACATCAGCCCTTGGAGACATTTTGTTTTGCTCCAAAAACTGTTTCATAAATTCAGTTTGCTGCGCGTTAACTTGCGGCACTCCAGCCGAGTCCAGGCGCTGCGCAAAATTCTGAATGTCAGGCCGTGTCAACTGGCCTTGCAAGTACTGGGCTACTTGGCCACTTCCCTCTGCACCCCAAGGTGGCGTTTGAAGATTTGACTCAAACCGGCCAGCAAATAATTGCCCGTCTTGAATATTTGCTTTAGCTTTTTTGACTGCTTCTTGAATTTCTTTTCCATTCAAAGACCCGTCATATTTTCCAGCGTGCAAAGCACCTCCAACATCAACAACATCCAAGCCTTGCGCCTCCAGGGCAGATTTTGCCTTGGCTATTTGTTTTGGCAACTGGCTTGCGTCTTGACTTCCCGTCAACATAGGCTGAAACCTTACGCCAGTTTTTTCAACTGCTTTCATGCTTGAATTTGCAGGGGTAAATTTGTTCCAGCCGACCCCCTCTTGCAAGTCCATAACAGCGCGAACAGCAGAAGTCGCATCAAGCAAACCGCGCCCAGGCTTGTCCAACATAGGGCCGCCGCGGGTAAGTTTCCCTGTTGATGTTTTTAGTTCTGATCCAATTAGGCCAACTAACGGCTGGGCCACAAATGCTGGGTTCCGCTCAACCACACCAGCGCTATTAAGATATTCGCCCATGACCGATTTCACCGGCAACTGGTACGCCTGCAGCGCCCCAATGTACGGATCACGCGCACCCATCGGGGCTTGCATTCCTTGTGAATAAGCAAGCCTCACATTTTCTTCAGCCGTGTTGAGTCCTGGCATGACATTTTCACCAGGGATATATTCATAGGTTTGTGAGGCAATTTGTCTTTGCATTGCGTCATCAATGCCAGCCCTAGCTCTTGCGCGAATAGACTCGTCAGACTCTTTTCCGATATTTTTTAAAGATGGTTTTTGAGGTCTTTCGCCTTTGCCTGTTTGCTCCCACTTAGCCAACTGCTTTTCATATTTGGCGGATGACTTTGTAAACCTGTTTATCTCAGCATCTCTGGCGGCCTTGTATGAAATCTCTCGTTCAGCACCCCATGTAGCTGCTTGCGCTGCCCTTGGGTCAAAAATAAAGTCAGGTGATGTATCTGGAACATCTAATTTCCCAGCCAGCCTTTTTTGTTCTGCCCTGTCAGCAAGCAACAAATTTTCACCCGTTAAAAAACCATGCTCTTGCGGAGTAAAGCCCCGACTAAATGTTGTTCCACCTGGGTCGCTGTAGCCCATGACTCGGCCATGCCATATGTCGCTTGCAGTTTTGTATAAATCCGTTGAAGGAATTGTTGGGTCTTTTGCGTCAGCATACGGCCCTGTTTTTTTACCCAAACGAATTGCTTGAGGATCTAAAACATACATTCCTGTGGCTGGATCAATGTTGTACGCTTTGGCAACATTTCTTGCCTGTGAGCCTGTTCTTGGAATAATTTGCTCACCACCAATAACCTGCGCATTGTGTTGACGAATAAAAGAATTCATCTCTGTTGGTGGAGTTGCTTGTGGGCTGTATGCCGCGCCTCCCCTAGCAAACAAAGACGCCATATTTGTATCTGCTACTGTCGGCATAGCGGGGTTGTACCCAGTCGCGTCTGCCGCGGCCTGTCTTGCTCTGTCGTACCACGATGCATTAAAAGCGCCGGCCTCAACTTTCTCATCTGCCTTTCTTCGCATATTTGACAATGCGCCAGGGCTGTCCACAGTCAAGCCAACTGGGCCGGTTGACCTGGGGCCGCCAATGTACTGGCCTGACGGATCTTGTTTTAAATGAGCGCCCTTTTGGGCCAGCTTCATTGCTTCGTTGTAGTCAGTGACATTGTCAAAAACAGTTGCAACAGATCCCTTTTTTACATTTCTTGCAGATGCTTGAGACACTTTTGGCGGAACAGCATTAAGCATCAAGCCTTGCTGCTGCAAAAAGTTTTCAGCCATGTTGGCCGCGGTTGGGCCAAGTGCTTGAGCACCCGCACCCATCGCCCTGACTGCTGGGGCGGGGTTTAGCGGGACAAATGATCCCGCTTGACCGGCCACTTCGCCAGCCCTTGATGTTGGAGCTAGTGGCAGAGTTTTAAGGAAACGCTCTGTGTCGGGGTACTTGTACTGTTCTTGGCCTGATAAGCCTTGCATGGCCAACTGTGCAACTCTGGCTGGCGTAAATGCAATGGGCTGGTTAACGACATCACCAAAAATTCCAAGCAGCCCAGCCAGCCGTCCTCGCAGCACATCCAATGGCAAGTTTGCTGCATCTTGTGGGTTGCCGTAATTGCCTCTGAAGGCGTTGGGGTAGATGCCAAACGCAGCGCGGTTTTCTTCATCATCAAGCAAAGCCATGTCAGTTACTCCGGTGTTGCGCCAATGATAGATCCGTAGCCAAGTTCCTCGGCCTTCTTGCGCAATGACTTGGCCAGTGGCTCGACCTTCATCATGTTTGCCTTGCTCATCATTGATGCGGCCAATTGCGGGTCAAGCATAGCCTCAACCAAAAGACGCTGCACCTGCTGGTCGGGCAGCTTGTAGAGCCAATCCAGTGGTCGGGTCATGGTGCGCAGCGTGGTGTTGTCGGCCATAGACTCGCTGAACACTCGGCCAATCAAATTGCCCATGCTCAGATTCTGGAAGGTGTTGGAGCCTGGTGCGCGAACACCTGGCGCTGTCGCCGCTTGGCCTCGGTTGATCTCGTTGATGATGTTGTCAATATTTCTCTGTGCAGCCGGTGACAGATCAGTGCCAAGCTCCTCACGCTTGGCCGCCAACTGCCTGCGCAGTGCAGCCGCCGCCAGCACAGGCTCACCCGTCATTATGTTGGGCTGGCCTGTCGTGACCTTGCTCTGGATCGCTTGCAGCAACTCCATCTGATCAATCGGCTTTGATGACTTGGCAAACTGCTCCATGTACTTGCTAAAACCTGGCGCACCGGACTCAATAGTCCGATCAATGACGGGCAGCAAGTCGGCCAACTGGCCACGCGCCAAGCGCAGGTTGGCCAAGTCGCCGGACAGCTTGCCGGCCATCGCATCGGTGATGTCCTTGCGCACGCTGTACAGCGCCATAGGGTTGATCGTGCCTGTCTTAGGGTCTACGCGCTTGACCAGCAGGTCGGCCACATACTTCATGGCTTGGTCAACTGTCTGGCGCTGAGTCGCTGGGTTGCTGGTAATGCCCTGAATCGCTGCGGCCACTGGCTCCACTGATACAGGTGGAGCGTTCAAGAATGCCTGCTCACGCATTGGCGCTGTGATGCTGGCTCGCTTGGCCTCAGCGTAGGGGATAGAGCCAGGTCGGCCAGCAGTGCGCTGGAATGCATCCATCAATGCCTGCTGGTTGGCTGACAGTCTGGCTCCGAACAGGTTGGAAGGGTCAAATGTCGCAGACCGCAGTGGCGACTCAAGACCGGCCAGACCAGGATCACGCGCACCAGCGGCAGTGGTCAGTTGCACACCTGGAACTGTTGGCCTTGCGGCCTGCAAGTTGGCAATGGCTCGTTCTGGATCTGTTGCGACATTGCGCAGCACATTGCCCACCATGACCTCGCGGCCCTGCTGAGTGAAAGGCTGCACCAGCGCCTTGGGGACATTCATTGCACGCTGGGTGGCCGGCAGGCTTGGGCCACCAGGTGCGGCCATTCCGGCCAGCATAGCCCCGCCAAGCTGGAGCGCTGGCGGTGCGCCACCCCCGCGCAAAGCACCAGCGGCAGTGGATGCCGTCAATGCTGCTGCCGTCTGAGCCTGTGGGCTTTGGGCAAAGAACTGCGCGACATTGCGGCCCATCTCAGGCAGCATAGGCGCGACTTGTCCCGCAGCCCTGGCCACGCCAGCCGTGCCGTAGCCAGCGCTGGCAATGTCTTGGACTACACGTTCCTGCGCTGTCCTTGGCTCTGGGAAACCCATGCGTCTGAGGTTGGTTTCTGTGGCCCGTGTCATGGTCGGGGCATTCGTGCCGGCGGCCAAGTTAAACAAATTCACCAAAGGATCGACAACCATCGGCAGCAACCCGCCGACAGTCATGGCAGCTTGCGCCATCGGGCGCACAGCCAAGCCGGCCTCGCGGCCAAGTGTGCTTGGGGCTTGCGCTCCAGCAATCTGCTTTAACTGGTCGGGTGGCGTGCTGTTGACAAATGCAGCGATCTGCTCATCTGTCGCTTCCGATGGAAACTCAAGAGTTCCGATGCCTTCGATGTTGATTTTTTTCATACGGCCTCATTTAAAAACAAATTTAGTGCCGTCCCATTGCATGGTTTTAGTAGCGCTAGCAGGCTGACTTTTTACAATTGATGGGACAGTGGCCGGTGCGCCGAGTGCAGTGTCGAGGTTTTTGAATCCGTAAGTTTTGCCAAACTGCTCGTACTCTCCACGCTTGTTGTTGTAAGCCTGACCAGCGGCAGCGTAAAGTTCATTGGACAACCTCTGGAAATCTTCACGCTGAGTAGGTGTCAGCTTTTGTCCGGTCATCAAGTTGTTGAAGTAATTCTGCAAAAGATCCATGCGACCAGCAGCGGCCATTGCAATGCCAAGCTCAGACTCACGCACAACAGAGCCAGGGTCAAGCAGCTTCATCACCTTCGTAGCGCCAGCGACATCACCGATTGGTGTGCCTTGGGCAAGTGACGATACAACTTGGCCGTATGCAGACTTCATGTCGTTAAAGTCTTTGTAGATCGGCTCTTGCTTGAATGCGCCGCTGAGCTTCATCTCGTTTTCAAAGCCCTTTTGCCCACCTGTCATGTCCACTGGAACTTTGACATTGACATTGCTTGCCCCAGACTTTCTGAGTTCAATAATGTTTGCAAGCGTAATCGGCGTACCCGTAGCCTGCAAGATTCTCACCTCTGCTGGTGACGCCTCTGGCTTGTCAAGCAGACGCAAGTTGTCTAAGGTAGGTGGCAAGCCCAAGGCTCGTAGCGTCTTGATTGCGTCTGGTGATGCCTCTGGTTTCAGAGCATCCAGCGCAAACTGCAAACCCTTCTCGCGTGGCAAGCCTTGCAGCAGATCAAGTTGTTGCTGGTTCAGGCCAGCAAATGGGCCGGCTGCTGCTGGCCTAGCCATTGCCGCCGTCTCAGACACAAATCTTTCAACAGGCGGCACTGCCACACCCGTCAATGGCTGCATCGCTGTCCCTGGCTGCCTAGCTCTTTTCAGCATTTCAAAATAATCCACATTGCGCTGACGCTCGTCTTGAGCCTCCTTCAGCTTCTCACCCACCATCAGATCCTGCACCGACCCAGCACGCGCCTGTTGGTAGCCCTGCTGGCCAGCCTGCAAGGCCGATCCAAGCGCTTGGCCAAGGCCGATGGGGGTAGTGCTGCGGCCACTGGCTTGCAGCAGTGCAGCAGCCGCTGACAGGGCTGCATTTCGATTCATCAGCTTGCGCTGGTCTTCGGAAAGCAGTGCGTCCAGACCCGATGGCGTGCCGCCCTGCATGCCGCCAAACATGCTGCCGATGTTTGCAAAATCAAATGGAGAATCAAATGGAGTAGCCATTTTTTATTCCTTAAAGCAGACCAAGCAGTGCGCCAAAGGCAGCACCTGTGCCGCCGCTGATTGCGTTATTAGACAAGCCAGCAATCTGAGAGCCAGCCAAAGCACCGCCCAAAAGACCAGCTCCGACATTGCGGCTGATTGGCGTTGTTGTGCTGCCACCTAGTGCGGCAGGGTTAAAGCCAAGACCTGATTGAGATACACCCAGACGCTGAATGCCGATGTTGCGCAGCGCATCCAATTGCTGCTGCTCAAAAGCCTGACGCGCACCGCCCAAGGCCATGACATTCTGACCACCTTGGATGTTTTGGCCACGGGCATATTGCGCCAACTGCGCAGCTTGGCCATAGCCTTGGTTGCGCAGGTTGGCTGACAGGTCAGCCGCTTGCTTGAGGGCAGCGGCATTGGTCAGTGATGCCTGCACACCTTGTCGTGAACCACCGAATGCTCTGGCTTGGGTTGCGGCTTGCCGATCCCTGATGTCTTGCATCTGCCGGCTGGCTTCAATGTCGCCAAGGCTTCGGTCAATGACCTCTTGCGTGTACGGATTCATAAATGCGCCAATGTCTGCACCGCTGAACGGGGTCAGAGACTGATTGACGATTGCCTCCTCACCAGCCTGATAAAGCGGGTTGTACCCTGCAAACTGCTGGACAGGCAATGCACCGGCCACATTTCGGGCCTGCTGGACATTTTGTAGAAACGCCTCTTTGATCTGTGGATCAATCGAGGTGGATGTTGTTTGTGAGCCGCCTTTAGACATTGTTTACCCCTTATCCCAGTAAAGATTTCATTTTTTTGGCAGGAATCTTGCCATCGTTGATCATGTCCAGCAGCCCTTGGCCGTACTTCTTGACCGCTGATTTTTTGATGACATATTCGCCAAGCTGCAACATGCCAGCGCCATCATCTGGGCCTGGTGGGTTAGGGCCACTGACTCGGTCAACAGGGCCGCCCATGTTGTACTGGCCTTCACCAAATCCGCCACTTGTGTCGCCCGTGCCGTAGCCACCAGCCTCAGAGCCAGCGCTGCTTTGATCTGAAATGCTTTGTGCTTGCGCTGCTGCTGTATCTGCGGCCAGCGCATCTTGCATTGACTGCATGGATTGAGCGTTTTGAGCAATAGTGCTTGGATAGCCAGCATTCATTGCTGCAATCTCACTGGCGCGAAAACTCTCTTTTGCGTTTTGATATGCAACAGGGTCAACACTTGTGAGCAACCTTTGCTCACTCACAAAGCCTGGGTTAAAGTAGTTTTGCGCCTTTCCATACAGCGTATTCCCAAAAACACTTTGAAGCCCCCTTGTCACCGATGCCATGTTTGGGTTTTCAGCGTAATAAGCAGCCCTCTGTGAATTGGTCATGTTGTCCCAATCACTAGGGGTCGGGGTGTAATCGCCACCGCCGCCGCCACCGCCGCCCATGCCACCGCCAACACCAAGATTAATCAAACCTGATCCACTTATGCGCCTGTAGAGTTCTGGGTCATAACCACCAAGTGCTTGGCTTGCGCCGGTGTACGGGTTCATGGTTGGCGTCATCCTCGCCATGATCCGCTGGTACGGGGTCAGATTTAAATCATCAATTGTTGCCATCACAAATCCTTTGCCATAACTGACCACTGTGGGCGATAGCCCTCGTCTTTTAAAAATGTCTTTGCCCAGCCCTTGCGGCCTGCCAAAGTCACTCTGGTGCAGCCAATCGACTTGCCCCAGGATTCGATCATTGGTCGCATCCTTGAGAGTTCATCTAGGTCGCCACCAGCCAAGAAGTAATGCAAGTTCTTGAGTCGCGGGTAGACAATGATCTCTGTCAATACCACCGAGTTTGAGGCTGGCCACAACTGCAATCTGTGATCCCCCACCATCTCGGCAACATCGTTAAAATTGTGTGTGCCTCCAGAGTATTCTAAAGCAGCCTCCACATGATGGCGCAGTCTCTTCAAGTGCTCCAAATCGCTCATCGTTTCCCGCCGGCCACCGCCTCCAGCCGCATCACCCCAATACGCCAATCGGCCAGCACCGCCCCCGTCACCTTGACATTGACCTGCCGCGCCGCAAACCGGACATCGGTAGGGTTGGCAGCCGTGTATGGGCCGAATGTGGACTGAGCACCTGTGGGGTAATTGCGGGTCTTGAATGAAACCACCGCCTCGCCCAAGGTCTGCTCGTCTGGGACAACTTGCCGCACAGACATGATGTTGTCGCCATTGCCAAGCTGCACTGGCCCAGACTCAGCGTAGACGCTAGCGCCGTCATAAGCAAAGCCCACCTCATGCTCATAGATGTAGCCATCGGCTGACACCAGCAGCGGGTTGGTGAACACACCCGCATCAGTGCCAGCGGTACGCGCCAATGAGCCGATATTCCAGCTATTTTCCCTGTAGTTATAAATTACATAACTGTCATTTTCATTGCTGCCGCTGCTTGGGTAGTACCACCAGATCTCACCAAACTGGCTGTTGTGGACAGCGTAGACCTTGGATGCTTGGTTGAAGTTCATGTTGCTGAACACATAGTCAGACACATCACTTGGCAAAGGCTTGAGGTAGCCATCGTATGTCCAGAAGCCACTCTTAGCCATCCAGATGGCGGCAGTGTCGATGGCCGCCACAGCTTGAGCCGAGATCAGGCCGCAGCCAGATCCGGCCTTTTCAAAGCCATAAACGAATGGTGCGCCGATGTAGGTCGCAGTGTGGACATCCACATCTGTGAACAGCAGGTTGACACCCTTCACTCGTTTACCGGCCAACAGACTGCCAGGGGTGGCCAACTCAAAGTCACCCGCCTGATTGGTGGCCAGTGGCGTCCAGACTGTATTGTCCTCTTGGTCTGACCATTGCACCTTGCGCGGATTGCCGCCAGCGCCAAGGGCAAACAGGATGCGCTCGGCAGTCACCAAAAGAGCCTTGTTGCCCGTTGGTGCGTTGGTGATGGCCGCTGCCAGTGTCGGCGTTGTAAAGCCAAGCTGCCATTCGTAGAGCTTGCCGTCAGCGCTTGAGCACGCCACCAGATACTCGCCCCATGTGTCAAGTGACCATGTCGTGGCCGGAATCAGCCCACCTAAGTCTGGTCTGGCCACGCCATAGGCAAAGGAGCCATAGGTGCTGTATCCGTAGCCGGTCTTGATCGTGGCACTGGCAATGCCGGCAGTGATGCCGGTAGGGGTAATTTCCTTGAGTGTCCCCGCCTCGTTCATGGCGTACAGCTTGGATTGCGTACCAGCGGCAATCCAGCGCTCTCCATCGTTGTCGCGCCAAGTAATGAAGCCCCTGCACAGACCCGTCATCTGGCTTGTCGAGCGTTTCCTCCAGCCGCCCATAGGTCGCAAGGTGTTCTCGTACCAGCGCACCAGATTCGCGTCATACCAGCGCCCCGCAGCTTGGTACTCCGTGCCGTTCCTGTAGATGCCTGGTGGTAGTTTTAGTGGGATGTACATGGCTATATTGTCGGTAGGTTGGACACAAAGCTCATCGTGACGATGGCCGATGGCACTGCTGGTCGTGTCGGACTTGTTCCGGCAGCGTACTGCTCAATTTGAACACCGATGTCGGTTGGCCTCCACATGATCTCCACATAGTCAGTCGCATTCAGGCTCAAGAAATAATTCATGGCCGCAATCGTGTGGTACGGATCTCCAGCACTCTTTCGTGGTGCAAAACCAAATCGACTGTTTGAGTTTGCCGCATTTGTGCCATTGACCCGAAACCAAATGTCCACATCCTGCGCGGTATTTGTCGTATTCGTCAATTGAATGGAAAACTGCAAATTCCAGATCCCGCTGTCGGCCACTGTGATTCGACTGTTGCTGGCTATTGTCACGCCATTGCTGAAGTCTGTCGTGTTGAATGTGACAGCATAGGCTGTGGTGGTGTTGGCCGCAGTCTGGTCGGTTGAGTCCTGAAACGCCCCGTGGGGGTTGTTCATAAACTTACCGCCCCTTGGCCCAAACAGTGAGCCAAGGACGGAAGTCAGTTTTCTGGCAAAAATGTTCAGTGCGCCGTTGTTCTCGTTCAAGTTCCGGCGTTCATACACCTCTGGTGGATAACCCAGAGGTGAGAGTGAAGGCGTCTCTAATTGTTGCTTGACATTGGCCATGAGGTGATTATTTCACTTATGCCATGTCTGCGCCTACTTTGCCAACTTCAGCAACCCTGCGGCTCCAGCCCTTGCCAAAGGTCGGCCAGTGTGGCAGATCCATGAGGAATGACAGCCTGCGCTTGCCATAGTCATCAACCAGATCACCCTGAAATGCCGCCACAGCCTGCAAAGTCTTTGGGCCGATGCCGCCGTCAGGATCAACACCCACGCACGCTTGCAGCCACTTGGCAGCCCGACCTGGGCCGCTGTTCACCGCCGCATCGAAAACCACATAGTCCACGCCAGCGGGTAGCTCATCGCCCTTGACCTTGTCCCAATACTTGGATTTGTACATCGGGCCGACAGTCTCGGGGGTCAGGCCACGCATGGTTTTTTCATCCACCTCATGCCCGACCCACTCCTCCCAGACCTTCTTGGTCACGCCGAGGTTGGTCATGCCGCCAGGGTCGGACGGATGGTTGACAAAGCCGCCTTCGTGGTGGAGGACAGCAGCCAGTGCGGAGTCAAAGTTTTCTTTCATTTCACTGGCCCTGCCTTAGAGAGTAAATCGGTCTTGGCTTGTGAGCCAGCGCTTGATCCAAAATAGTAGGCAATGATGCCCGTCCATGCCGTGCCAAGGCTGCCCAGCATCATCAGGATGGCAGGGTTGGCGCTGTCCACTTTGCCAATAAACATCATCACCATGATGCCAAAAAATCCCACTGTGACTGTACCCGCCAGTACTGGTGGCATCAAGCTGCGGGTGGTGGCCTGCATCTCCCGCGCTGACTTCCTGTCCTCGACCTCCAGCTTTTCAAAGTTGAGGCCAAGCTCTTGCGCTTGCTTTTGCAGTTCGATCTATGCAATCTTGACTTGAGCGATCTGCTCTGCTGACAGCTTGTTGTTGGAGATCAGGTCGCCCACCTTGTCGGGGTCAACACCGATGGCTTTGGAGATAGCCGACACCGCCATGCCGGCCAGTGGGCCCCCCATTGCCGTGGCAATCGTGGGTGCAATTTGTTTTAGCCAGTCCATTACTGTTTACTCCTTGAAAGCATTGTTGAGGCAATTTGCAGCATTGCACGGGCGCTGTCCATGTCTTCTGGCTGGGTAGCCCAGCCGACTGTGATCTGCCCGACAAAGCGCCCTGGCTCCGGTGGAACTGAAATACGGCATGTGTAGGCCACGCCCTTGGCGATGTACCACAGCCCCATCTCCGACTGCGCTGATCGGTATTCGCCGCAAGGAATTTCGCTGGCCATCAGCTTGACCACATCCGCATTGTTGGCTGCGTTCTGAGTGAACAGGCCGACATCCAGCCCATCGTTTGTTTTGTCTCTGCCGTTCTTGCCGTAGGCGCGGTACAGGATGCGAGTGCCAAACATGCTATTTACTTTGAACACCGCCACCACCAGCGCACCAGACTGCTTGAACAGATGCGCTGCCGCATCCTCAACCCGATCCTCTGCAATGGATGGAATCTTCTTGGACTCCTTGTACGCGCCAATCAGCAGGTCTTGGTTTGCGTAAACAAAGTACCCAGCAAAGGTGAGCACCGCCATCAGCACCATTGCAAACAGCCTAAAGGGGCTGGACACATAGGCCAGCACTTTGTCAACTAAGCTAAGTTGCTCCGCGCTCACCCGCGCTGCCCCATGATGCCAAGGCTAAAATAAATGATAGCGCCGACCAAGCTGAAAAAGACAAGCGCCATCAGCACAAGCTCAATGACCTCGTCCATCTCTTTCTTGTGCCTTGCCGCAGCCTCTTTTTCTTTGCGTGCTTCATGGGCAGACTCAACATCCATCGCCGCTGCTCTGGACTTGATCTTGTTCCAGACATCGATCTTGCCGGACTGCATGAACAGCAATTGAAGCTCGTCCTCAAACCGCTTGGCCTGATCCAGAGCCATCTCGATCTGGATGGCCGTCCCCATTGATGACTTAGATTTCTTGGCTTGGACAACAGCTTTGCTGGCCGTGGACTTTGCGTCAAAGTATTTGCCAAGCACAGGGCCAAGAGACGATACATCGTCAACAGTCTTGCTGACCTTCTTGATCAGCGCGACTGCTGCCTGTATGCCTGCTAGCGCTGTTAGGGGGTCAATAATTTTCGGCCTCCACTACTTTCTTAGGTTCAGGTTTGCCTTTCTCCCGCCACTGCAAGCACCAAACTTCTTTGCGATCTGACGACCATGACCACCTCACGCACTCAACTGCTGGCGCTTGAACCACAGGTGGTGGTGGCGGCAGGGCATCCATGATTACATCAGCATCTTTTTCAACAGTTCAGCAGCAAAGCCCGGCCCAAGCAACGTGACTGCAATCAGCGCATACAAAATGTACTCAATGCGAGACATCCGCTTGCTGCCTGACTCAAAGCTCTTTTGGATCGCTTGATAGCGCAGCGCACAGACTTCCTCATGCGTTGCAAGCCGAGCGTCTGTGGCGTCTATCTGGTTCATGCTGCCGCTGCTTGCAGAGGTGTCAAATCTTCCGTAGTCCAGAAGTCTTTTGCAATCATCAGTTTCAGATGCTCTTTGTTGCGTGACAGGCAGTCTGCCCAATCAGCGTCAGTCATGTTCTCTGGCTTGCCAGCATTGATGAGGGCTACGCTGTCCATCGCGGCAGAGTAGTGCTTGGCTATTTGTTCTGCGGTTGTTAGTTCGTTCATTTCAGTTTCCTTCAAGTTGTGCCACACGGGCGGTTAATTCCTTGACTGCGTTAATCAAGTACCAAGTCAAGTTGTCTGTATCCACAGTCATTACGCCAGTGGATTCTGTCTTCACGCAATCAGGCAAGACTTGTTGAAGTTCTTGAGCAATCACGCCAAGCTGAACACCAGTTTTTGCAATGGCTTGGTTTTGAGGTAAGTCTGAGACCTCTTCTGGCAAGCGGTACTCAAAGTTGCGAACACGGATAGACGCTATCTTGCTCAGTCCGTCAGTGTTGTCAACGATGTTTTTCTTCAAGCGCTGGTCAGATGTTGTAGACCATGAAGCCGAGTTGTTGCCTTGGTACATACCGCCACCGCCACTAGGGCTAATGATGCCTGTGTTTGTACCTTTACCCGCTATAAATCGTCCAATAACAATTGAACCACTATTTGTAGCCGCCGCAGTATAAGAGTAAGCCCCAACAATTGTATTAGCGTCTCCTGTAGTTAGCGCAGTTGAATATTGCCCTGCTTGAAAACCAATAAGCGTATTGTCACCGCCGGTTGTTACGCTGTTTCCCGCTTGATGCCCCACAGCAACGTTGTTGTTTCCGGTTGTGTTGCTAGTTAAAGCCTGATAACCAATAAATGTGTTGTTGCTACCAGTGGTGTTTGAGTAACCCGCCTCACGGCCCAAGGCCACATTGAATGTGCCTGTGGTGTTGAAGCGAAGCGCATTTGAGCCAACTGCCGTACTGTAGCCAACAGTAGTTGCGTAAAGAGCGCGAGTGCCAATTGCAGTAATTTCAGGAACAGTTGAAGCCGTGTAAGCAGCCTGATACCCCACAGCGGTGTTGTCGCTGGCGGTGGTGTTGGCATTAAGGGCGTACAAACCAAAAGCAGAATTGTTGGAGCCAGTCGTGTTGCTTAACATCGACCATTGACCAAAGGAAGCGTTGTTTGTTCCTGAAGTATTTGCACCCAAAGCATCTCGACCAAACGCATCATTGTCTGCCGCAGTGTTGGCATCTAAAGCACCATATCCAACGGCGGTATTATTAGACCCTGTTTGAACAGCCCCTAGTGCATCTAAACCTAATGCCGTGTTTCTTTGTCCAGTCGTATTGGCATCCAAAGCCTGATAACCAACAGCAACATTGCTTGAGCCTGTCGTATTCGCCGCCAAAGCACTCGTACCAAACGCAGTGTTGGTAGCCAC